TTTACGGCATGGGCAATTGGTGTGCACACCATGGCCAAGATGCCACTACAGATTCTTTACTTGTCTTACACAGTTGATATTGCACGTTCCAAGTCTGCGACCATCAAACGCATCATTGAAAGCAAACGATACCAAGAAGTTTTCCCTAAGGTTCGCCTCCTTAAGAACGTTACCAGTAATGAGTACTGGTCTATTGATCATAAATTTGCAGGCATTGACACCACTGGTGAAGAACAATTTACGCTCTGCGCGGCTGGCCTCAAGGGTTCGGTGACATCCAAGCGTTCGCACCTAGTGATCATTGATGACGCTATTAAATCTGCTGCGGACATCTCCAACCCTGACATCCGTAAACAGATGCAGGACAACTGGAATGCTGTGATCGCACCAACCATGTTTGAAGGCGCACGTGCCATCTGCCTTGGTACTCGCTTCCGACATGATGACATTCACTCCACTACATTCAATCCACAAAATAATTGGATGCAAATTGTGTTGTCGGCAATCTTAACAGATCCCAAAACAGGGGATGAACTTTCGTACTGGCCTGATATGTGGTCATTGGATTACTTGAAGGAAAAGAAACGACAAGCACCAATTGCCTTCTCATTTCAGTACATGAATCAGGTGGTTCGACAAAACGAACTTTCCCTGGCACCAGAACTGATTGTGAAAGCGGAGATTGCAACGGAGTTTGATTGTCTTGCTGTAGGGGTTGATCTATCTGCTGGCACCAAGGAGAAAAATGATTACACAGTGATGGTATTAGGTGGACGGATTGGCGATTGTATTCACATCATTGATTACAGGCGTATCCGCGTAATGGGCAATCTGGAAAAACTAGACGCACTCAAAGAACTGCTTAGTGATTGGTCAGTTCTTGGTTGCGACCAGAACGGTGTTTATTTTCCCACTTATTCAACATGTGACATTTACTCAGAAGCTGTACAGTACCAGGCATCCCTGGAGGCTGACTTTAAACGTGTTTGCTTGAACGGTGAGAATCTTTACAACCTTAACTGGCATGCCGTTAAAGGTTTCCGCGCAGATAAGTTGGCACGTTTCCGTGGGTGCATGGGTTTATTTGAAGATCGAAAAATTATTTTCAATCGTTTCAGAAACTTCACTGCAATGTTTGAAGAGATGACCAACTTTGGTGTCAGCAGTCACGACGACTGCGTCGACGCACTTGTGTGGTTAATCAACGGTTTAATGCGTAAAGGGAAACTTCAACTGGATTATTAAATTGTAGAATTGAAAAAAAGAATTTTTACTCGTGGGTCCGGAGTATGTAGCGATTGCGATTACTGCAGTTATATCGGCAATCACAGGCGGTTCCTGGACCGCAAATAAAATATTAGATCGACAGCAAGAACGTCTTCAGCACGCCATGAACTATGCTGATGCACAAAAGCGTAGGATTGATGTCCTAGAGGATCAAATCAATCGAATGCCAATGGAATACGTTCTTAAGGTTGACTTCCTTAGGGAGATAAAAGAAATGCATGATAATTTTCGCGAAATCAATAATAAGCTTGATAAGCTAATGGAAAAGCTTTTGTCTAAATGAGCTACATCCTCGAGGTCCAGGAGGACGAAAACGGTGATCAATACATCACATTACCCGATGAAGTAATTGAAGAACTAGGCTGGCAGGAAGGCGATGTTCTTAACTGGGATGTACGAGGTCCTGGTATATGCCTCACCAAAGTTAACGACTCTGCTGGCTACGAAGTAATAGAAGAGTAAAATAGAAACAACAGCGAAAAGCAAATGCGATTTTACGGTGGTGGACCAGTAGGCGTAGGAAACGCAGGTGTTTTTAACAACGCAACAATGAGCGCCAATATCAATCCCCTTTTGGACCCAAAATTTAAAATACAAGGAGGCGAACCCTGGAATAATACTCCTTTGCTTCCAGGGAGGGACACGGAGCGATATGAGCAACAGCAACAGTTTAGTATTCCGCCTCAGCTTCCTTCTGCCAGTGCAGGAAATATGGAAGATACGCTTGCGCGAGCGCTTGGCAAAAGCACTGTACAGCCTTGGCAGCAAATCTTATTAAATGCTCCCGGTAGTATGACCGATGTTCCTCAATGGGAACGGCAACGTACTGATACCATCAAAGGTCCATACGACCCCGGTAACTACACACAAAATAATAAAGCCAATCCCTTACGAAATTATGGTTGGCCTCTTGGAATGCCACAAGGTTTAGACTCGGGTATTCGACCTTATTTTGAGCGTTATCAAGGTCCTGGTCTCCAGGGTGAACTAGGAACCGGTGCGATCTAAACATAATTTGCTAGCATTCATTAAAAGATCACAATAATGGCTGACGCTAAAGCACGACTTCAAGAAATTATTGACGCCTATCTCAACAAAGATAGCAACGTCGTAGTTGACACGAGTATCGTTGCGTCTCACATTGCTCAGATGAAACTTTTTGGCATCCGCCAGGGAGTTGAGTTTTTTCCTTCTCAGGACAACTTTGGTGCACAACGTAAAGATTTCCTGGATCGTGTACTGAAATACAACAAACTAGATACGCGCCTTGATTCAATCTGGGAGTATTTCCTGTGTGATGGCAAAGGTCTTTTTTACATCCGTCCAACCAAGCAAAACTACAGGCTTTATTACTTTCGTGAGCACGAATATCGTGCCTATTACAACGTTGATGGCGAGTTGGATGAAGTTGTAATCATCTACAGCTATAAGGTACGCAAAGGAAACGGCTTTGGTGATCAACTGAATACAACAAATCTCACTGGAACACAAAGCACTTACAACCCTGGCGCCAAGCGTTACATTCGTTTGTCCATTAAAGCCAAGGAAATTGAAGAAACTCACTCCGATTCGGAGATGACTTTTGACATGCCAACCTACGCTTTAACCGGGAGCACTAAACAGCTTAAGAACAGTCTTGGCTTTATCCCTTGCGTAGAGATTATCAACAATACTCAAGGTTTCTCGAACGAAGGATCCGGTGAGTTTGACGCAGTAGCAAATCATATCTGTACTCATGATGAGTTGATGCGCACCATGCGCAAAAACATTACGTTCTTTGGTAACCCTACACTTCTTTCTTCTCGTCCCAAGACGGACCTGATGGAAGCAGGTGGTGATGCCGTTGTACAACGCCCATCAATTGCCGCCAACTCTGGCTTTACAAGTCCTGCGGCACTAAGTCGATCTACCTTCAAATCTGATCCGGTCAGCCGTGGCGTAGATGGTCAGATCCGAGTTCCACGCGTTATCGCAAACCTGGAACCAAACGACCGAGTTGGGTACATTGTCCCAGATGCCATCACTGGTGACCAAAACGCTTTTGCCCGTCAATACCGCGAAGAAATTCGTACAGCCTTAGGTGGTGTTGACGAGCTTTCAATTTCTGCAGGCGTTACTGCAACAGAGTACAAATCATTGTTTGGTCGTGTTGCTGCAACATCTAAGAAAAAAGCAAATGCTATTTATACCCACGGCATCTCTCGTTGTCTTGAACTGATTATCTATCAAGAAGAGCAGTTGTTTAAAACAACGCTTGGTATGGCGGCGGGCCTTGAGAAACCTGTGGACCTGGCGCCAGGCGCTAGCCCTGAAGAAGAGGCCGCCTATGACGAGGCGATGAAACAACACAATGAGATGTTGAAAAAACTTATGATGGCTTGTGTGGAGACACAACAAATTCCACCCAAAGTTATCGGCCTTATTCCTGACGGTGACGTAACAGTGTTATGGCGTTGGATGGGGCCTGTTTATGAGGACTCTACTCAAGACATCCTCAACAACTCCATTGTGGTGCGAAACCTACAGGAATTAGGTGTTGATAGCATTGAAGCACTGAAATACCTCTTCCCGTCTAAGACGGATGAGGAAAGGGCCGAGATGTTATCTGGGTTCCCTTTCAGGATGGTGAACGAATTGCAGGGTGCTTACTCTCAATTTGCTCGCTTAGTGGGGGGCATGATGCAGACTCCTCACCCACAGGCACCGGACTTACCGATGGCTGCGGATCCAAGATTGGATTTAACCCCATATCTGTATCGAACATTAGAAGCTCTACAAAAGGAGATGAGTTATGCAGGACGCTACCGTCCAATCGATCCCACAGACGAGCCAATCACCAGTGGCGGTGGCTCCAAGCAGCTACGTGGTACCGGCCCAAGCTCCGGCACCTCAAGCTCCGGTGGGGATGCCGGTTCAGTATCAGGTGGGTACCAGCTACCCCCAAGCAGTGCCTCAGGCGGCCCCCAGCTACCAATCAGCCCCTACGCAGTACGCCCCCCAATCCCAACCGGCGGCTCCGGCCAACCCGTGGGAGTCGGCGTTCAACAAAGTAGTGGGTCTGCTGAGCAGTCCAGTTCAATCCCCGTTCCAGGGTCAGTCATCTCCGACGACGCAATACGCCCCGGCGAACTACGGTCAGCAGTACAGCAACCCAGCTACGCAACAATCGGCTCCGCAGACTTGGTCACCCAACCAGGACTACTCGCCCAGCTCTTCCCAAACCTCCTCGGGTCCGTCCTTGGCGGAAGTGGCGGATTACCTGGGGTGGAGCAACGAAACCCGAAACGTAATCGACGCGTACGGTCTGGAAGCACCCGCAATCCTAAATAATTACGGCCTCCAGCTTGAAGCAATGCTGGACAGTGCTGTTGCCTGGGGCGGCAAAGCGACTGAAACTCTTAATCGTTTCGCCAACTTCTCTGTTGCTGAGCACCAAGAGAATCTGGCCTACAACGAAATTCTGACGAATCCCGACGTACTTAGCGATTACACGCTGAAGTTCTTTGGTCCCGAAGGTCCGTACCCCGTGTACGAAGATGAGTCCCAACTTGAAACCCGTGGTTATCCGACCGCAGCGATTCAAGATTACATGGGCAACTTCCCCGCACCTCCTGCTGCTTCTGCTCCCCAACAGCCTGAAAACTTCTGGGGCAGCTTCAAGCAACAAATGGATGTGAACCCTGAGAATGCTTGGCGTCTTCTGAACCAAGCCCAACCTCAAGTTGTTGCCAACAAACTGTTTGTAATGGAGTAAAGCGATGCGTAATCGCTTAAAAATAGGCGTACCTCTTGCGGCTGGCTTGGCTGCGGGTGGGTACGCCCTTTCTCAAGGTGAAGATCCCGGATCTGCTGCTCTTGCTGCGGCTGCTGGTGGTCTTGGCGCTTATGGTGGTTTGGTCGGCGCAACCAAGCTCGCTGGTAAATATAGCGATACTATTCCTGGTCTTATCTCAAAAGGATTAGACAAAGGAGTTGGTAAGTCTGGTAAATCAATTCGTAATCGCGTTGAACAGGCTATTGTCAATAGTCCTGAGTACATGAGTCGCGGCCAGTCTGCAACTTTATATTCTCCACAGACTGTGGGCAATGTTGCGCGAACCGGTTTGCTTGGGTTACCCGCATCCCTTCAGGCAGCAGCAAAACCAGCTTTTGCCGCAGGACTTGTTCCTGCTACTACGCTTGCCGCAGGTGCAGGCGGTCTCGCCTTGGGCACTGCTGCTAACTCCATTGGTTTACCAGGTTTTGGTCAAGGCGGTGCAATTGATCCAGAATCCCCTGGGTCTAGCAACACTGCGAGTGCCAAATACGGTGTAACTCCGTATGCATCCACGCAGTACATGTGACATCTAAGTTCACTACCTGCTAAAATTTGTGTTAGATAAGACATTAAGTGTCTTTATCTTTCACCCGATAGAAACACTGACACTGGAGGATAAACCAAAGTGTTCATTGATAGCTAGTTCAGATCCTGGTAGGTATAGCCCTTCAAGATTTGGTAAATAGCTCCGTGGTTACAGTCAAACTTTTCGGCAATTTTTCTATAAGAAAGACCAGCCTCTTTTAAAGCTTTGATCTGAGCCACATCACCTGAAGAAAACTTTCTTAAAGACTTCTTCGGTGCTCCTTTACTGGCAAAACCATTGTTCTTGTAGCAACCCGTTTTCCAGGCTCTTGTTAAATTTGTTTGTTTGGTAACGATCTCAAGATTGTCAAGTCGGTTATTCCTCTTGTTATTGTCTTTGTGATCAACTTGCAAGGAAAAGTTACTGGTTCCATGGGAACGCAGATCTAATCTTAAAAATGCAATGGCCATTAAAACGTGAAGATTAAATCTCTTTCTTCTTCCATCTACAAGAACTGAAATTCGGTCATAAACACTGGTCGAGCGAATGGGAATCTCTTGAAAATATTCTTGGTTATCGGGATCAAGTTGTTTTTCAAAAGCCTTCCCCTCTTCCGTTAAGTAAAGATTACCAAATCCGGGCACGAGTTTTGGATTCACGTTGTTCATAAACATCTTTCCAAAGCTTATCATGCCTCAACTGAACGCTCAACGTTGTCACCTCATCAAGTAATTGACGAGTGCAAACTGGATGAATTCAGGGAAGCCCTAACGTAAAGCCGAGGGTAATCCTGAGCCAAGCCAATCAAGATCGTGATTGGAAGGTGCAGAGACTACTGGGGGTAACACGCACTTGTTACGTAATACCAGATTTAGCGTCCGGCATCCCATAGGGATGAAGAGATAGTCCACCCCTCTAAGAAACTAGAGACCAGGAGAACGATTTTCCGAAGATTTTAGGTGCGGAACTTTATCGTCCCCACCCTGCATACATTACTGAAATGGCAGTGGAGCCCGTGGTTGTCCACGACTTCACTCGTCAGCCCGGTCAAACTGTTCAGTTAGACCGCTATAAGTTCTGGGGTACCCCTGGTACCAAGGACAGCCGTGAGCGTATTGCCGACCAAACCATCGGTACCGCTAACAGCCGTAACATCACCAAGGAGAAAGTCCTGGTGGTGCTTAAGGAATACACCGGTCCTGCCGACCCGGGTGATCCCACTCAGCCTTCGACCTTTAAGATTGCACGTGAGACCCTGATCACTGCTCAGCGCCTTCTGCTGGACAGCGGCAACCTCAACATGTTCCACCAGTCTATCGGTAGCCTGACGCTGCTCGATGACTACCGTCGTTGGCGCGACCGCGTCTTTATTGACGAACTTGCCAAAGCCGAAGCCAATGGCCAGGCTAGTACTACTCAAGGTGGTTACTACTTCCCTGGTGGCAAAGCCAAAGATAGCTCCGGC